CTTGTCGGTTTTGTGCATAGTGTTAGCCGTTATTCTTACGTCGTGTGTGTCCGGGAAATTTTCCGGAACATACGAAATAGAAACCACTAACATGACGAACATACCTATAAGACTTTGGTGACTGGTTGATCTACGGTCTGTTTTGTCCAACTTCTCGTTTAAATTGCAAGTACTTGGTAAACCGTATCGCGTTCGAGTGGGCCTATAGTAACGTGACCTTCATAAAAGGTTAACGTTTGCTGCAGGTATACCCGTCCGTTGAGATCTGGCGACCTAAGTGCAACTGCATTGGTGTCCGGATCGGCATAGAGTGCGACTTTGACTCGGGTAATACCCGGGGCGAGGCCGTTATCAATTGTCGGTTCGAACCTAACTCTGAGTGACTTCATTGTTGCTCTCTGGTTTGATCGAGTTCGTTTGAACATGATGGATCATGAAGTGTATGCATGCTCTAGGAGGACTTCCTTATGGAATCCAATAAGAGCCTAGATGTTAGTAAAATCATCGCTGCACTGCTTCATGACGTTCACAACGCTCATGGATTGGTGTTCAACACTCGTAGCCTGAACCTGACCCTCAAAAAGGTCAAGTCGCGGCTTTCGTCTGAAGGATTGGGTTTTCTAACGAAAACTCTGCCTCGTCTGGGCAAGGCCTTTGATAAGGCTCTTGCAGGTGGTACAAACTTGTCAGCTGTCGCTCTGGGTTTCGACCCATTACCCGACAGTGTGCTTCCGAGGTTTCTCGGTGAGCTCTTCAAGCAAGTACTCCGACCAGACGGTGCACTCCAACAGATTCCGTGCGCTAAATGCGTTAAGGCTATACGACAAGTATTGTACTTGTTTTACAAGTACGAGTTGCCATATACCGATGAACAAGAACAAAACGTCATTAGTAAGTTCGAAAGAACCGAAAATGACCTCTCGTCCCTCCATAATAGCCTGTATAATCTACAGTGCGTTATGGATAACTACTCTACTGCTGTTCGACGCCATATGGCGCTGGATCAGGTATCAGTAGTTCGCGAAGCTCGCATCCTCTTATCGAGGCTGTTCGCTTCTTTTGACCCGACAAACGTCGTCCCAAGACACGGCCCCGGTGCGGTTGCTACCAAGCAAAAGCTCTGGGAGAAGTTTCAATGGAAGAACGTTTCGGGAAGAATCACAGCACAGTACCCACTTGACGCGTATTTCTACGCGTCGTTGGGTCATGTATGTGATCGGATTGATTCCCTAGTGGAATTGACCGATAAGGATCTTCCGGCGCGAGTTGTACTCGTACCGAAAGATTCACGCGGCCCACGCCTAATCTCCTG